CCAAAACCCGCATCATCGCGAGAAGGAATCAACCATTCCTTCAGTCGAAAGCCTGGGGCCAGGTGTCGTGTTCATGGATGTAAAGCCTCAGGCTTTTGCCTTAAAGGATGGGCAAAAAGCCGAGGCTTTTGAATGCGGCGCCGCATCAACGGCATTGTACATTGAACAAAAAGCCTCAGGCTTTAGCCCCGTGGAAGCGACATCAGCCGTGCTGATTCCTGATTCTCTGATTCCTGATTCTCTGATTCAAACACCTCTTGTCCAAAAGGCGCCCAAGGTCAAACCTCCCGGAAAGGACAAGCCGGTGCCCGATCGGTTCGACGAATTCTGGAAGGCCTACCCACGGAAGGAAGCGAAGGTGAATGCCCTGAAGGCCTTCGCCAAGGTAGCCGCCCACGACATCCCCGCGCTGCTCGCTGGGCTTGCGCAGTGGAACGCCTATTGGACAGCCCGCGCTGAACCAGAGTTCACCCCGCTGCCTGCCAGCTGGCTCAACGCTCGGCGATGGGAAGACGACATCCCCACCATTCGCCAGAAACGCTCGCAAGCCCCAGAACCCTCCCGCCAAGCTCGCCAGCTCCAAGCCATCGAGGACGTGATCAATGACCCCGCGTACAACGCAACCGCCCAACGTCACCTTGCTTCGGATCGCCATCGGCCGAGGCCTGCAACACCTGACCACTCTGAGCTTTCCATGGACACCGGCCCCGGACGTCCTTCCTGGGACGACGATGGCGTGGATTGACGCCCTGGTGAACGTGCACGCGCTCACCGATGACGATGCCGAACGTGTGCGCGCCGCCTTCAGCGCCATGGCCGCCAACATCGACCAGTGGCCCGCGCCAGCCACGTTGCTCAAGTTCCTTCCGGAACTGCCGCGCCCCTACTTCCACAAGCTGCCTTCACCCGAACCTACGCCCGAGGAAGTCGAAGCCGATGCAAAGCGGCGTCGTGAGCTTGTGGACGCGTCTGCTGCAGCGCTGCGTATGCGGAGCTATCGCGATGAGTAGCCATATCTGCCCATCCACCGGAACGTACTGTTGCGATGACCTGTGCAGCGCAACATGCATCGTCAACGGCGAAGCTATCGATGATCAGTGCCCATGCTGCGGACACGTCGAACATGAGTGCATCTGTGACAACGATGCTTGGAGTGAAGACGATGGCCCGTGAAAACCTCCGCGACTCGCTACCGGGAGCCGGTAAGCGCCGCGATGCCGAACCGCCCAAGCAGTTCTACCGCGCCACGTCGTGCGAGTACCGCAACGGCGCGTGCATGGGGCGTGGAAAACCAGATATCGCGATTCAGGACGCTAGCGGACAGCCGCAAGGCTACGTGTGCCAGAAGTGCTATGCGTTCCACGTCGCCAACCGAGGCTTGGATCAGATGGCCTGCGTGAAGGTCGAAGGCATCCGGCCGCGTGAGGATGCGCCACAGTCCACGCTCGACCAGCAACGCACCTACCAGCACGTCACCGAAGCGTTGCAGATGATCGACGACTTCGACCGCTATGCCGAGTCGATGGCGCACGCGAAGGAGGATGACGATGCAGACCTTTGATCGTCGCGTATTGTTCGTGCTTCGCCTGCGCGGACTCCAGGCCAAGGAAGTAGCCCGTCTTCTCAACATCAGCATCGAGCGCGCGACCGGGCTGCTCAATCGCCTGTCCACGCACGGCCTTGCGACCAAGTCGCCGTGCTGGGACTTCGAACACGCCCGCATGAGCGTGAAATTCACCATCACCCGCCAGGGTGTGGACCACTGCCAGGAGTTAATCGCATGAACTGCATTCACGGAATCGATATGTCAACGACGTGTTATAGCTGCCGCTTTGATCATGCCGTGAAAGACGGGGAAGCTGCCGCCATCGCTGAGCAGGCCAGGCCGATGGCCACCGACAAGGTGCGCAGCGATGACATCGAGTTCGGCGACCCCATCGTGCAGATCGCCTTGCACCAGTCCAGCGTGAAGCGTGTAGAAGATTCGATTGCAGCGCTTGGATCTGCCGTGTTCGAGCTTACGCAGGTGGCTCGATCGCTCCTCTTACTTGGTGAGGACATGCAGAAACAGCGTCATTTCGCAGATTCCGGCGTCGTGAGTCGCGATCCGCCTGTTCCATCGCCTGAACTCAACTCCAAGGGTTGCCCAGAGAAGCATCTGCGCGACTACACCACCGATGAATTGAAGGTGGAAATTCTCACCCGTGAGCGTGGCGGCTGGCCGCAAGGCGCACCACTACCTGAAATCGTCTTTGGCAACGTTCGCGACGCCGAGGTGGACCTCATCAACAACCACATAGGCGGCGTGCAGTTAACCGATTGGGGTCGCCTGCAGCTGGTTCGTGGCCTCAACAAGCTGCTGCGTGGTCGAGGTGTGCTGTGATCGACATCCCAGACGTTCTTCTCGTGCTTGGCTACCCCATCAGCGCGAATCGCTACTGGGCCACCACGGCCAAGTTCGGCCATGCGACCACCTACGTCACGAAAGAGGCCAAGCAGTACAAGAAGGATTGCGCCTGGGCAGCACGGCAAGCAGGCGTGCGTGAACCGCTCAAGGGCCGCATCGCGCTTTCCGTCGACCTCTACCCCAAGCGACCGCAGGACTACCTCAAGCGCATCAAGCTGCACGGCGACGCGTGGTCCGATACGGTGATGTCCATCGACCTGGGCAACTGCGAGAAGGTGCTTTCCGATGCGCTCAACGGCATCTGCTGGGAAGACGACAAGCAGCTGTGGGACATCCACCTGCGGCGCCGTGATCCCGATGAACACGGCGCGCGCTGTTTCGTCACCATCCAGGCGATCACACCATGCTTGCCGCAAACAACGCTGCTGTGATGTTCACCCTCTTCTGCCCCGTGCTGGCGATGCTCGCCGTCAGCTTGGAAGAACAACGCGAGCACGAACGCTTCCGCCGCATGCGTTTGGACGTCCGCGAGAAATACTGGCGTGACGTTCGGCGAGGTCGCATCACCCACGTACAGGACGACATTCAATGAAAGCCCTCTATGCCGCATTCGTGATCGTGTTCCTGCTGGTCACCATCCACGCGCTGGTGCAGTACCACAAAACCCGTGACCCTCACTTCCGCGACTTCGCGATGGTGTTTGCGCCGTCAGCGGCGCTGCTGCTCTACGTGCTGGCAGGCATGCCATGAGCATCGAGAAAAGCGGTCGCGAGCTGTTCTTCACCGTGGAGGTGGCGCACAACGAGTTCGTTTCGTTCGCGGCCACAGTGCAACGCGGCTACACGCTCGACAAAGCACAAATGCGATTCGATCTCGATAAGGATCGCATGGTGCTGGAGTTTCGTATCGAAAATGCGAGGCCTCCCAAGGCCTGACACGTACCCTTCGCGCCCGCGCTCTATTGACAGGCGCTCTGCCCTTGAGGTGTAGAATGAAGAGCAAGAACCAAAGCTTCTCCGTAGGCTCTACTACAGAGAACGGCGAAAACCGGAATACCGGAGATTTCGCGCCATGAATCAGCCCAACATGTGCCATCGCTGTGGGTATCTTCGCGACTCGGCCGATGACCTTTGCCCGAACTGCAACCGTGGCCTCCTCCCGCCGTCAGGTCTCGACAACGTCGTGCTGATCCGGCCGCGCACCGACACCACCAGCACCACGCACGAGCAGAAGCTGGTGGGCCAGGCCACGTTCCTGCGCGAACTGGCCGAAGCTATCGAGAACTCCGACGACGTCGACCAGGCTGCCTTCGCCTTCGTGCTGAAGATGAAAGACGGCTCGCTGGTGGTGCAGACCTCGGGGTGGGCCGACGATCAACGCGCTCAGCAATACTTCCTCACCTTCTCGCGCAACCACGGGTGGCCGGCATGAGCATGGCTGACGACATCGAGGGGTTATGGCGTGCAATCGTTGCGCAGGAAGTGGTGCCGGAGTTTCTCACCATCTCCGTCAGCGGCTACAAGGCGATCATGCGAGAGATGAAGTGGCAGTCGCGCACCATTGACTGGCATCGCTGCCGTCACCGCCATGTCCGTACCTGGAAAGGCCGTCGCTTCAGCTTCTGGCGCGATGACAGCTGGATGGCTGAGCGAGGTGAATTGCCATGAAGATCCTGCGCGCCATCGTCACGGATGCGCTGTTCTGGCTGCTGGTGGCGCTGGTGGGCGTGTGCCTAGGTGCCTCCGTGCTGCTCGGCGTGGAAGGCTGGCCGCTGCCATGAGCCTGAGCTATCCCGGCGGCCGTTGGCACACCGGCCATCCGCTCAAGCCTGGCGCCTACCTCGTAGTCGATGGCTGGGGCATCCAAGACCGTGGTCTGTGGGACTCGACTTACGGCTGGTGCGTCCGGGGCCGTTGGCTCGGACAAGACGCCGTCGCATACTGGACCCATCAGCTATCGATGCCGACAGGGGGCGATGATGAGCTGCGACACGATGCGCCGGTACCCCAGCGAGGCCAACGCTAAGCGCACCTTGGCCAAGATCCGCAAGAAGCACCGCAAGCATGTGTGCCGGCGCGAGGAGCAGCGCGTGTACCGGTGCCCGATCTGCAACCAGTGGCATCTCACCAGTCGAGGGTTCGATGGATAACCGTCCAAGGATTCGCTACAGCCACGGCCGCGGCCAGTGGTTTTGCTGGGGCTGGGGTGTGCAGGGCGTGGGCCTGACTCTGGAGTCGTCCTTCTGGCGTTGGTCGGACGCCCTCCGAGAGCATTACGGCCATCTGTTGCCGTCCAAGGCATCGCGGCCGTAGACTCCGCGCCATCCATCACCTCACCCCGGGAATGCTCACCATGGCCAAGCCGAAGTGGATCAAGGGCGCCATCAAGCACCCTGGCGCACTGCACAAAGACCTGGGCGTCCCGCAAGGTGAGTCCATCCCCAAGGGCAAGATCGAGGCGGCGGCCAAGAAGGGCGGCAAGGTCGGCGCCCGCGCCCGCATGGCGCTCACCTTGGAAGGCCTTGACCACAAGCGCACGCCGGGCAACGACTCGGACGAGGCCACGCACCACCAGATGAAAAACGCCATGATCGAGAAGGCCGGTGAGGAAGAGCCGGACAACGACCAGGACGACTGACCCGTGCGCACCGTCCGTTTCAAGCCGCTGTACGCCGCCATCCGCACCTCCTTGGATGGCTGCTCCCAACTGCAATGGCCCTACTTCGTCGCCGCGCACATGGTGCAGCTGGTGCAACGCCCGGAGCGTGACGCCGAGGGCCGCCTCGTGATGGTCACGCGGGTGCACTGACGCCATGGCCGGGCGCTCCGACGACAGCAAACGCAAGGGCGCCAAGCCGGCCGTGTACCTGGGCGATGCGCCCGCCGAATTCGAGTGGAAGGGTGACAAGCAGGCGGCCATCGACCACATCTGCGGCGAGCTGTCGCGTGGTGGCTGGCCGCTCTCGATCATCCGCGCCAACATGGTTCCCCCGATCCCCAAGCAGACGCTGACCGACTGGCGGGCCAAGAACGAGACCTGGGCCAAGGCGATCGACGATGCCTTCGAGACTGGCATGGACCGCATGGCGGTGAGCTGGCGCCTGGCCACCTACGGCGTGGAAGGTCATACCACGGGCTCCGTGGAGCGCGACAAGCTGGTGGCCTGGACCGCGGACAAGCTGCTGGCCAAGTGGGATAGGCGATACCGCGAGCGCATGGTGCACGAGAACGACCCGGACAATCCCGCACCGTCGCCCACCTTCGTGCTGCAGCCGGTCAAGTCGCTGCAGGAGATCGAGCAGAAGCCCGGAGCGCCGGCCAAGGCAGCCAGCGACAGCGAATGACGTTCGGCGTCACTGCACAGGTGCCGTTGCAGTACCCCGAGAAGCTCGGTGCCCTGATCCAGCAGAAGAAGACCTTCAAGGTCTGCTGGGGCGGCCGCGGTGGCGGCAAGTCGGTCACCATCGCCCAGTTCCTGCTCATGCTCGGCTGCATGAAAAAGCTGCGCATCCTGTGCATCCGCGAGGTGATGAAGTCCCTCAAGGAATCGAGCTACCAGACCTTGGTCGACTACATCGACAAGCTGGGGCTGCGCGGGGAATACGTGGTCACCGACAAGGCCATCCGTCACAAGTGGAACGGCTCGGTGTTCATGTTCTCCGGTCTCAAGGATCACACCGCCGACTCGATCAAGTCGTTCCAGGGCGTGGATCTGGTGTGGGCCGAAGAGGCCCATTCGATCACCGCCGAGTCGTGGGAGAAGCTGATCCCGACCATCCTGCGCAACCCGGGCGCCGAAATCTGGATCAGCTTCAACCCGGACGATGAGGAAGACTACGTCTACAAGCGCTTCGTGAAGGGTCACGACGAGGACGCGCTGGTCATCGAGGTGCAGTATTACGACAACCCATGGCTTGATGAGGCCATGAAGAAAGAGCGGGCCAAGATGAAGGCCGCCAACGACCCGCAATACGCCCACGTCTGGCTGGGCGAGTGCCGCTCGATCACCGGCAAGCTGTTCAAGCGCGACAAGGTGAAGGGCTACCGTCCCAACGAGAAGCCGAACGATCTGCGCATGTACGCGGGCTCGGACTTTGCTGTCAGCCAAGACGAGGGCGACTGGACCGAGCACGGCGCGGCGGGCCTGGACCCGGGCGGCAACCTGGTCTTCACCGACTGGTGGAGTGGCCAGACCGATTCGGAGATCTGGATCAAGGCCATGGTGGCGATGGCCGGACGCGTCAAGCCGCTGCTGTGGTTCCGCGAAAAGGGCGTCATCCTGCGCGGTGCCCAAGCCGGTATCGCCAAACAGCTGCGCCGCACCAAGACCCTCATTGCGTTTGAAGACCTGGCCAGCGCCGGCAACAAGGCCGACCGCGCCATGAGCTTCAAGGCCATGTGGGACGCCGGCATGGTCTATTTCCCGCAGGATGCCAACGGTGCGTGGCTGCCATGGGCCGAGGCGGTGATCAACCAACTGTGCAGCTTCACCGGCAAGGACGGCAAGACGGACGACAAGGTCGACGTGTGCTCGATCATTGCCCGCGGCCTGGAGCTGATGATGGATGCCGAGGACACTCAGTCCAAAGACACTCCTGAGCCAATTAAGGTAGGCTCGCGCCGCCATGTCGAGGGACTGTACGAAGACCCCGATGCGGCCGAACGCCGCCGCCGTAGCCAATACGCCTAAAGGAACCGCCCGCCATGGCCACCACCGACACCTCCACCGACGACTACGGCGCCGATGCGTTCCAAGCTGGCGCACAGCAAGACGCCTCCGACGATCCCAAGGATGCGCGCAGCGACAAGGCGAAGCGGACCGACCAGGCCAGCGCCACGCAGTGGATGAAAACCATCAGTACGGCGCGCAAGTTCGACGAGAACGCCCGCACCCAGTACGCGCTCGATCGGCGCTACCTACGTGGCTCCCGTGGCGCCTACGGCGTGGAGGTGCCGCTCGCCCCGTCCTACGTCGACGTGCTGCAGTCGGTGGTGTTCGTCAAGCAGCCCGGCGTGAACGTGGGCGCCTCGGAGATGACCCAGCCGCCGCCGCAAAAGAAGATCCTGGCGATGGCCATCGAGGACATCACCGCGGTGCGCAAGCAGCAGCAGAACGCCCAGCAGCAGGCCGCCGCGGCCGGGCAACAGATCGCCTCGCAGCTTGATCCGCAGCAGGTGGCTGCCTTGGCCGAGCAAGGCCGAAAGGCGCTGATCGCCAAGGGCGCCGGCCAGCCCGGCCAGCCACCGCTGCCGCCGCCGCCCAGTCCCAATGGCGACCCGCTGCCGCCGCCCGGCCCCGTGCAGATCGCCGACAACGACCCTGACGTCCTGCAGCGCCTGCAGCAGTTGATGGCGCCATACCAGCAGAAGCGCGATGACGCCAAGCAGTTCGGCGAGACATTGGAAATCGTCATCACCAAGATGTGGCAGCAGGCGGTGATGAAGAAGATCGGCGAGGCCTGGGTGCGCTCGGGCCTGTCGGTGGGCGTGGGTTGGTTCAAGGCGTTCTGGCAGGAGCGCATGGGCGAAGACCCGCTCGTACAGCAGCAGCTCCACGACCTGCAGGAGAAGATGGCCAGCATCCAGGCCACACAGGCGTGCATCGACAGCGGCGACTACCAGGCCGATGAGGACGCCGAGCGCGCCTCGCTGCAGCAGCAGATCAATGGCCTGCAAGCCAACATTGACGTGATCGTCGAGCGAGGCTTCGTCGCCTACGTGGTGCAGCCCGAGGACATGCAGGTCGCCATCGATGCGCCGCAGCTGACCGACTACAAGGACGGTAGTTGGATTGCCGAACGCTCGTTCTTCAATGCCGACCGCATGAAAACGGACTTCGGCCTCACCGACGACAAGCTCAAGGCCTGCACCTGCTACTACGCGGTCAAGCCCAAGAACACCATCCAGCAGGACACCGGCAACGTGGCGGCGGTGCAGGGCGGCAACGGCTTTGCCTCCAACGCCTACGGCGGCCCGGCCACCGCGACCGAGGCGGACCGCTACGTGAAGTCGGCGGACCGCAACAACAACGAGACCGACAGCGAAGAGCCGTTCTACTGTGTGTGGGAAATCTGGGACCGCATCAGCTCCAACGTGCTGACCATCTGCGACGGGCTCAAGGACTTCGCCAAGGCGCCGTTCGTGCCCAAGATCGGCTCCACGCGCGGCAACCCCTACTTCCTGCTCGCCATCGGCATGATCAACGGCTCGCGCCACCCGCGCAGCTACATCACCCGTTCCGCTTCCCTGTTCGACGAGTACAACGCTGCGCGCACGAACTGGCGCACGGCCCGGCAGCGCGCGATCCCCAAGACCGGCTACAACAAGCACAACATGGCCGAGAAGGACGTGGATGCGCTGAGTGGCGCCACCATCGGCGAGATGGTGGGTCTGACACCGCTCAACCCGCAGACGCCAATCAAGGATCTGTTGCAGCCCATCGCCTACAACCAGATCGATGCCGCGCTGTTCCAAACCGCGCCGATCGAGGCAGAGCTGGAGAAGATCTGGGGGGTGCAGAACGCGCTCATGTCCTCGGTGCAGGTGTCCAAGACCGCCACCGAGGCGGAGATTCAGGAGTCGGGCACCAAGAGCCGCACCGGCTACATCATCGACCTGATCGACAGCGTGTTCGACGACTTCGCCAAGTACACCGCCGAGACGGCGATGCAAGCGCTTAGCGAAGAGGACGTGCAGGGCATGGCCGGCCCGTGGGCGTTGTGGCCCGAAGGCATGCCGGTGGAGGAGATGAACCAGCTGCTCACCGTCAACATCGACGCCGGAAGCTCGGGCAAGCCCAAGACCGCGATGCAGCAACAGGCCTGGGGCGCCATCGCGCCAGTGCTGATGCAGAACATCCAGACCATCGGCCAGCTACGTGGCAGTTCACCCGACGAGATCGCCGATTGCCTGGAAGAGGTGGTGCAGCAGTCCATCACCATCGCCGGCCTGCGCGTGGATGCCAGCCAGTTCCTCCCCGACCCGCCGCGCGTGCCGCCCGAGCCCGTGCCGCCCACGCCGCCGCCCGCATCCGAGGATGCCCTGCAAGGCCTACAAACGGCGGAGCTGTTGGCCATCCTCAACGAAGTGAAGTCCGGCGCGATGGCCCCCGATGCCGCCACCATCCTGATCGCTCAGGCCTACCGCGGCTTTGATCCCAAGGCCATCGATGCGATGGTCAAGGCTTCCTTGCCGGCGCCAGGCACGCCGCCGATGCCCACGGAAAGCCGCTTTGCCCCGCAGCCGACGCCACCGCCGCCCGGTGCGGGTAACCTGTCCGCCACTGCCAGCGAGGAAACCCTGCAATGAACCGACACCAGCGCCGTTCGCGCAAATACTTCGAGGAAGCCATCGATCCCACCGACAGCGGCGCTGGATCCACGCCCGCCCCGGAGGATACCGCTGCCGCACCGGCCCCTGCCGAAGAAGGTGCGGGTGCACCACCGGCGCCCCTGGACGACGAAAAGGACGACGACACCAAGGCCATCGAAGGGTTCTTGAAGGGCGTCGAGGATGTCTCGCCGCACCTCAAGAGCGAGGACAAAACCGGAAGTGAGGAAGCGGCCAAGACGGCCGCAGCACCGGTCGCCGCCAAGCCCGACGACAAGGCGGCTGCGGCACCCGCTACCGCACCTGCACCCGATGCCGCGCTCGACGCCGAGGTGAAGACCTTGGGCTTGAAGGGCGCCGCGGAGAAGCGCTTCCGCGAGATGTCGGACGAGATCAAGACCGCCCGGCCGTTCGTCGAAGCGCTCGGCAAGGTCAGCGTGAAGACCGCGGCCGACCTGGAGAACGTGCTCCAAGCCTCGGCGCGCGGCTTGGCGTGGGAGGAGGCGATCGAGAAGACCACCGCCACCGAGGAGCAGATGTCCAGCGCCTTCACGGTCATTCGGGCGATGAACTCGGGCGATCCGAACCTGATGAACGCGGCCTATGACGCACTGGTCGAGCAAGTCAATGCCTTGGGCAAGCAGCTGGGCCGCGAGACCGCCGGCTACGACCCGCTCAGCGAGCACCCGGACCTGGCGCAGGAGGTCGAAAATCTCGAGCTAACCCGTGCTCGAGCACTGGAGATCGTCAAGCAGCGCGCCGCCGACAAGCAGGCTGGCGTGCAGGCAGCCAACCGCCAGGCGCAAACCGAGCGTGCAGCAGCCGATGAGAAGGCCTACCAGCAGGCCCATACCGATGCCACAGCCGACATGAATGCGTTCGAGAAGGAGATGCGCGAGACCGATCCGCAGGCAGCCGCCAAGATGCCGATCCTGATCGACATGGTGCAGAAGGGCCTCGTGAAAGACCTGCACCCGTCGAAGTGGATGGCCAAAGTGGCGATGGAGTACAGCAAGATCCGCGTGGCCGCGGCCCCTGCGCCCGCACCGGTCCGGCGGACTCCGGCCCCCGGCGCGCAGCCGATGCGTGGCGGCCAGCAACCCACCGCGGTGATGGACGACAAGAACGACGATGGCATCAATCCGTTCCTGAGGGGTGTTGCCGCCGCCTCGCCCGGCCAGTAGCATCACCTCGCCGGGTGTGGTGAGGGCCTAGCACGGCGAGACGTCGGGGGACGTGGGGAGAAGGGCGGTTCGCGGTGACGCGGCCGCCCTTTTCTTTTGACCATCGCTTGACACGCCCCCATCACGCGGGCTTACCATCCGCGCCACCAGCAGGCCCATGCCTGCCCCGCGCCGCAGTAAGCCGGAGTCGCGACCGGTAGCACAGCACCGAGGCCTCGTGTCCCTCAACGCGGAGAGAACAGCCCCAAGGGCTTCCTTTCAATCCGTTTGAGGGATACCGCTATGCCGCTTAACCAAGCGCAGCTGATCAATGGCGCCAACTACCAGCTTGAAGCGTGGGTCAAGAACGATCCGGTCGACAACGTCGACAAGAAGCGCCCGTTGCTGAAGTGGCTGACCGACAATGCCAAGCCGGGCGTGTACGGCAACGGCATCATCAACGAGAAAGTGCGCATCTCGCACGATTCGAACTACCAGAACTACACGGGTGACCAGCAGGTCACCTACAACCGCCGCGACACCGACCGCAAGGCGCCGTATCAGCACTACGAAGCGCACGACGGCTTCTCGCTGAACGAGACGGACCTTGCCAACAACGGCATCGTGATGACGACCGATACGGAAAGCACGCCCACCGAGGCGGAAGCGATCCAGATGGTCAACATCCTCAAGGAAAACTACGACGTCCTGAAGCTCGGCTTTCAGGAAAACATCGACATCGAGTTCCACCTGGACGGCAGCGCTAACCCGCTCTCCGTGCCGGGCCTGGATGCGATCGTCTCGACCACCCCGGCCACTGGCACCATCGGCGGCTTGGACGCGAGCGTCTACACGTTCTGGCGCAACACGGCCGACCTTGGCATCGTCACGACCACGGCCGGCACGCTGACCAACGAGATGGAAATCACTTGGCGCGCATGCACCACCTACGGCGGCATGGAGCCAGACTTCATCGTCTGTGGCTCCAAGTTCTACGACGCCTACCGCAAGGACGCCAACTTGATGCAGAACCGTCAGGTCATCGTCACCGGCACCAAGGCGGTCAACGCCGACAGCTCGACCGACAACGTGTACTTCAAGGGCAAGCTGGTGGTGTGGGACCCGACCTTCGACGCACTCGATGCGCTCTTGGGCGTGATCACCTACCCGTGGGCCAAGCGCTGCTACTTCCTGCAGTCCAAGTCGCTCAAGCTGCGTCCCTTCAAGGGCCGCTGGATGGTGATGCGCAAGCCCTCGCCGATGTATGACCGCTATGTGCACTACTGGGGTCTGACAGCGGACTACGGCATCACCTGCAACCAGCGCAACACCATGGCGGTGCTGTCCATCGCCTGACGAGGTGGCCCGGGGCTGCGTGCTCCGGGTCTTCCCGCAGGGTGTGAAGCGCTTCTTTCCCATCTGTTTCGAGGATTACCGCTATGTCCATGCTTCAGTCGCTCATGGCCGCCGTGTCGCTCACCGCCTTGGCGAAGGGTCCGGCTGTCCTGCTCAATGTCACCCCGTTTGAGGGTGGCCGCCGCCGCAATGCGTTGCTCGACATGGACGCCACGCCGGCCGGTGGTGGCGTGATCACCATCGAAGGCTCGACCAACGACATTCACACCACGCCGGGCGCCAGCGATGCCAGCTGGACCACGGTCGTGGTGCTCAATGCCGCCTCGCCGCTGGAGCAGGAAATCCAGCTGCCGCAGTGGATCCGCTACAACATCACCACCATCGGCACCGGTACGGCCACGGTACGCCTCAACGGCGTGCAGTAAGCTACCGCGCACCGGCCCCCGTCTCGGGGGCCTTTGCCCGAGGGATCTACTCATGGGACGCACCCGCAACCCTACTGCCAGTGAGACCAACATGACCCAATCCAAAGCCGAACAGGATCTGGACGATCTGGACGAGCAAGGCGGCGAATTTGAACGCAAGCCCGTCACGATCGAGGTGTTGAACGTGGTCGTCGATCACGGCCCACACAACAAGACCATCACCGAAATTTTCGCGTGGGAGCTGCCGGTCCTGGAGGAAATCTATGGCGAAGACGCCGTGGAAATCCTTCGCGAACGCACCATGACCACCACGCTCACGGCCGGCGAAGCGCATCGCATGCTGATGTTCAAGTACCGCGGCCAGGAAAAAGACAATGGCGCGGTGAAGCGCGTCTTCCGCAACGCCCGCGAGCTTTCCAAGAAGATGGGTTTGCCACACCATCAAGGTGACCGCGGTCGTGCATACGAAGCGCCGCCGGCCATCGATCATTCCGGTGATGCCGATCCGACGCTGTTGGGTAACACCGCCATGGCGATCGATCCGGTCACTCGTCGCGCGTAAGGGATCGGTTCGATCCGCTGGCAGTGGTGAGCCGATGGCGGCCCGGTCCGATAAAGGCCGGGCCGTTTTTCTATCCGACGAGGACAGCAAGCGATGGCACTGACCGCCAACCCCGTGACCTATACCGCCGTGGGCGGCTCCAAGGCGATGAGCGTGCCGGTCGGTGCGCAGTTGAACGGCTCCCCCACGACGCCGGACACCTACACGCTGGTGACGCCGCCCCTGTATGGCGTAGCCGTGGCCTCGGCTTCGGGCATCACCTACCAGCCCACCGATGGCACCACGCAGACGGCCGACAGCTTCACCTACACGGTGACCCAAGGCGTCAACACCAGTGCGCCGGCTACGGTGACGGTCGCCATCACCGCGAGCTACAACTGCGCGTGCGATACCGACTACCCGACCGCCACGCTGGCGCAGTTGCAGCGCCGCGTGCTGGTGCGCCTGGGCAAGGCCGCGATGGCGACGCCGGGGCCGGGTATGGCCGAGCTGATCAACGACTTTTTGCAAAGCGCACAGGCATTCCTCTACCAGAAGTATCGGCCGGTGTTCCTGAAGCGCTGGTTCACCTGGCAGATGCAGCCGGGCCAGCGCTTCTACGACTTCGGCGCGAACATCGACGCCTGCGCCAAGGTGCTGGACCCCAACCGCATCCTGTGGGTGGGCGTGTCCCAAGGCGATGCGAACTGGCGTCCACTGATCGAAGGCATCGCGCCGCAGAACTACACGCCCAAGACCACAGGCCTGCCGTCGCTGTACCTGCTCGGCCCATGCCTGGAAGTCTGGCCGGCGGCGCAGGACACCAGCTGGCTGATCCGGGTCTACGGCGAGTTCGGCCTGCTGCCGTTCGTGGCCGACACCGACGTGACCAGCGTGGATGCCGAATGCGTGTTCTTGCATGCGCTGGCCAACGCCAAGGCGCACTACGGTAAGGGCGACGCCGGCAACGACATGGCGGCATGCCTGGAGCGCGTTGGTATGCTCAACGCCGCCAGTTTCCCGACCAAGCGCGCCTGGCCCGGTGCCGCGCAGATTCCCAACGCGATCCCGCCCAAGATGGTGGCGCAGTAATGCCGCGCGTCGTCGTCCTCTCCTCCCTGGATACCGGCATCACGCGGCTGCGTGAGAAGGGTGGAGCCTCGCCCAAGGCGCTGTTCGATCTGGTCAATGGCTACATCGACCAGTCGGGCTCGCCGGTCACCCGTGAAGGCACGGTCGTCGATACGATCCTCCCGGAAGGCACCGTTGGCCTGTGCGTGTACGAGGACAAGCTGCACGTCTTCGCCACCAGCCCCAAGGTGATGACGGACCCGGACTACGTGTGCGATGTGCTGGTGAACCCCAATGCAAACTTCGTCGGCACGCTGGTCAAAATCCACTTTGCCAAGCCGTTCCTGGGCTACCTCTACGTCACCGCCGAGTTCTCGGACGGCTCGGTGTATGACTACTGGCTGCAGCAGCCGGCGGCATGGACCGCCAGCACCATCTATGCACTGAATGCGACCGTGTCGCCCACCGTGCCCAACGGCTACATCTACACCGCCAAGACCCCCGTGAACGTACCGGTGTGGCAGCCCAACACGATTTACCCCGTGGGCTCGCAAGTGCAGCCCTCCACGCCCAACGGCTACATCTACACGATCACCTCGGTGGCCGGCAGCAACGCGGCCAGCGGATCGACCGAGCCCGATTGGCCGGCCCAAGATGGCGCGTTGGTGTTTGAGGAGACCGACACCACCGTGGTGCCCAGCACCGGCCAGACCACCACCACCAGCACCACCACCATTCCGCCGGTGGTGATCGACCGTTACGGCAACTCCATCCAGGTCAACACCGCATGACGGCGACATGGCAGCCCGGCACCACCTACGTCCCCGGTTCCATCGTCCAGCCGACGACGACGCCGGCCACGGGCATCACGCCACTCACCAACCCCGGGTTTGAGACTGGCGACCTCACCGGGTGGACGAACTTCGGTCCCGGCACCTGGGCCGTGGGCGGCAGCGCGTACTCGGGCAGCTACAAGGCCAGCGTCATCGGCAACGGTGATTCCTCGCTGAACAATGCGGCGCAGGCGCCGGTCACACCGGGCCAGTCGATCAGTGCCTCGGGCTTCGCGCGCCTGACCAACAGCGGCGACGATCACCAGCAAGCCTCGCTCACCATCAACTGGCTGGACGCCTCGCATGCCACGCTCAGCCAGACCTACGGGGCCAAGCTGACCGGCGTGGGTGGCAGCTACAAGCCCATCAGCGTGACCGGTGTAGCGCCGGCGGGCGCCGCCTACGCGCAGCTGGCACTCGGCGCGCATGTCACCTCCGGCGGCAACATCGATTTTGACGCCTTCAGTTGGTCAAACGGCTTCAGCGGGCCGCCGGCCGGACTGGTCTACAAGGCCACGCAGGCCGCCCCGGGAAAGTCGGGCGCCACCGAGCCGGTATGGCCGAATAACACCACGACGCCGGTCACCGACAACCAGGTCACCTGGCAGGGCGTGATCGCCACCCAGCTGGTCTGGACGGCCTCTCCGGTCAACCGCAGCGGCGCGACGGAACCGGTGTGGCCCACGCAGCCCGGGGCCGCGGTCAATGACAACGGTATCGACTGGGTTGCCACGGTGCCGGTAGTGACCGACAAGAACTGGCCATCGTCCAAAATCACCGCCATCGTCGCGTCGAAGATCTACAAGGCGGACAAGGACATCGTGCGCTACAGCGCCACGGTCAACCCGCTGGACTGGTCTTCCACCAACGATGCCGGTTACCTGCCCTTTGGCCTGAACACCTACGGCGACAACCCGGCCGCGGCGATGGGCATCTACCGCTCCAACCTCGTGGTGTTCAGCGCCTCGGGCTTCCAGATGTGGCAGGTGGATGAAGACCCGGCCAACACCACGCTGATGGATGCGCTACCGATCGCCTCCACCTGGGCCACGGCCATCACGCCGGTTGCCAACGATCTTCTTTTCCTCGCCAGCGAGGGCGTGCGCTCGGTGGGTATCTCGGCAGCGGGCGTGAGCTTGCAGGCCGGTGATGTAGGCATGCCGATCGATCCGCTGGTACAGGATGCGATCGATCAGGCGCTTGCGTCCGGCTCGGGCGTCAACGTGGTCAGCACCTTCGTACCGGCCAAGGGCCAGTATTGGCTCGCCTTCTCCAACTACCCGGTGCCACTGGGCATGAGTGGCACGTTGGGCAATGCCGCCATCGATCACGTCGAGAGCTACACCTATACCATCGGCGGTGGCACGCCGCCTTACACCACGGTGATTTCCTCGGGCGCACTCCCGGCCGGGTTGGTCTTGTCGACCTCGGGCACCATCACCGGCACGCGCACCTTGCAAGGCGCCTACAGCTGGACGATCAAGCTGATGGACGCCAATGGCGACGTGCTGTTCTTCAATGACTCAAGCACCACGGATGCCATGGTGATCAGCGGCACGATGCCCGGCGGCGCGATTGGTGATGCGGTGGCCATGAGCTACAGCGCCAGCGGCGGCCATGCGCCTTATACCTTTGCGGTCGTCGCGGGCGCACTGCCGCCCGGCATCACTTTGGCCAACAATGGCGCGGTGACGGGTAGCTTCACTACGGTGGGCAATTCCAGCTTCACCGTGCGCGCGACGGATGCCTACGGTAATACCGCCGATGAGCCGCAGACCGTGGTGGTGACGCTCCCGTCGATCAAGGGGCACTGGTTGCTCACCAACGTGGTCGACACAGGTAGCGCATGGCTTTCAAATGATCCTGGCAACTGGACTGGATCGACCTATGCGCTCACCGCTGCGAACGCCTTGGGCGTCTATGGTGGCGATTGGGACGGCCAAGGCTTGGCGCTCAACGGCAGCAATACCAATATCGCGCAGGCCATCAACATCCTCAACCAATCCTTGGCGAGTCCGCTTACGGCGACGGCTGAAAACGGCATCATCGGCGGTCAGCAGATCAAGGCAGTAAGCGGCATCCTGTTCAAGTACGACGACGGTAACCCGATCACCCCATCGGGGTACAGCTACTCTACAGATCATGGCCAGACCTGGACGCAGATCAACACGACCGGGTATGACATGCGCGGCGTCGCGCGCCTCAACTCGGGCCGCTGGATTGCCTTCTTTCAGTGGAATGCCGCCCAGCGCTTCATGTACTCGGATCAAGCGATTCCCACCACCTGGACGGATGCAGGTGGCATCGCCGCCTCCTACACGACCATCTTCATGTCGGACGGCACAAAGGC